GATGCACCAGTACCGCCATCAGCAAGTGCCAAGTCAGTAATACCACTAATAGTACCACCAGTTATAGTTACACTATTAGATGCTTGCGTGGCGATGTTACCAAGTCCAAGAGCAGTTCTTGCAGTGGCAGCAGTATTAGCACCAGTGCCACCATTTTCAAGTGCCACGATACCTGTAACATTGTTTGCGTTACCACTTAAAGAACCAGTAAAAGCACCAGTAACATTACCTGTTAAATTACCAACAAAAGAAGTAGCAGTAATAGTACCTGCAGCAAAATTTCCAGAAGAATCACGACGAACAAGAGTGCTAGCAGTATTAGTAGTGGCTTGTTCAAAACCATCAACAGTGTCCGCATCTAAACCAGAGCCAGACCCATCTACTGTTTTAATTTTAGTTAAAACATCAGCAGCTGTATACAAGGCGGAATCTAGTTTAGATCCAACCTCAGTGTTTAGGTTACTGAAATTAGCATCTGCCTCTGCAATCGTTAATGGACTGCCTTTAGTTGTTCTTAATACGATTACCGCCATTATCGTTCCTTATTGATAAGAGAGATTAATAATTGTTTAATCTCTGCAACATCTGTTTTTAAATTCTGTATATCATTAGAGTTTGAACTAATCTTTTCTTGCAAACTCTTTTGGGCATTCATCTTAGCCATATAATTCATATAATCAGTGGCATTAGTATTTATCACTGCGCCACTAGATATATCTCTAGCTAACCCATCTTTGTCTTTTATTTTTACTAACATTATGCGCAAGAGATTACACGAAGATCTTTAATTCTTGGTACTTCTGAACTATTAGTAGACTTCATTACAATCTTTAATTTAACAGCATCATAAGTTTCCATATCTTTCTTAGAGAAAGATGCGTCTACAAATCTACCAGTACTATTGCTATAATAAGGAATAGTTGTGTCTGGAGTCATTTGGGTAAACGGAATAGAATCCCACTCTGTGGTAGAACCAACTGGTGATGTTTTATACCAAACTTCAACACCTGCTTCTACTGGAAGATTAATAGCAAATTTAACTCTTAAGAAAGTAGAAGCATTTGCTAAATTAACTTTCTTAGTTACATATTTACTATGAGAAGAAGAATTATCTGGAGCAGTTTCTGCCACGAATCTCTCTTTCTGTTTAATCATTATAGCATTAGCTCCAACTGCTTCAGTGGTAAATGTTAAACCATCAGTTCTACTAACAGTTGTTGTAACAGTATAATATTTAATACCAGTGACAGCAGCTAAAGTTATTGCAGCGTTTGCAGTTAGAGTGATTGTAGTTGAAGTGACTGCAAGAACAGTTCCGATAAATGTAGAACCTTGGAATAACGCAAAGCCAATTTTCACACCATCTGAAACAAAGTTAGTTCCTGTCACAGCTGTACTACTAGAACTAGAAGTAAATGTACCAGTTAATGCCGTTCCACCATCAATAGAAGTAGAAGATACTAAGAATGTACCATTATTATCAGCATTTGACGAACCAGAAACAGTAATATACTTACCAACAGTCACACCAAACATGGCACCATGTCTTGTGTTAATTTGAGTTCCACTAAAAGATACTGCACTAGAACCAAGGAATGAACCACCGTAGTTACCAATTAGAACATTATCATCAAGAGTTCCTACATTTAGGTTATCTGTTGTTGGGCTGTTAATTTTATTATTAATTGTAATTAAGCTAGTTCTATGTGTATCTAGAATAGGAGATAGTGCTGCATTGCTACTACTAAACTGACAGTTTAAATACAGAGATTTAACACCAGAACTCCATCCAGAATTAGCAGGAAGTTCATTAATTTCAGAAGCTACCATTTTTGGTGCAAAGAAATTATTAGTTTCATTTACAAGAATAGATTCATATGTCAAAGTCTCTGGAGTCACATAAGCAACCTGAGAACTATTATCTACTGCTTTACCAGTAGTTGCTTTAAAACCAAACTCAATTGGAGTTTCAGAGAAAGACTGAATTTGAATTGCTGGTTGAATTGCATCAAACTGAATATTTCTGGTAGCCTTAACTGTTGATCCGCCAGAATAACCAGATGAAGTTGCAGTACCGCCAGCAATAGTGATAACATAGCTATCTAAATCTACATCGCTAATAGTATGAGTACTATTAAATAATGCAAATGCGATTCCATTAACATTGGCAGTAACTCCACTAATAGTTACCTTTGATCCAGATGGCATGCCATGATTTGTATGCCAGACACGAACCTTATTATTGGTTACATTGGGTGTTACTCTAGTTTCAAATGGATCATAATCTAAAGTTTGTAGCGGAACAACATCGTTAATGTATTCAACATTAGATAGTACATCAGTTCTAAAGTTTGCACGATAGATCGCAAATTTAAGATCTTGTGATTGATCCGCTGTCCAAGTAGAAGCATTCTGAGATTTAAATAACGAACCAAGATATGGTTGCTCAGAAATAGTTCTACTAGTTCCTACCATTAATTCACCAACTTGAGAGATCCAAACATTATATGAATTACAATCAGAAGCTAGAACTATACAGTATTCTGTATTTTCTGCAACATAAACTGGAGATGGGAATGTGAAAGTTGTTGGTGTATCCCACTTATTAACTTCTACATCATCTAGTGTAACAGTTAGTGCTGAAATATTAACTTGTTCTGGTTTTAATGTAACACGAGAAAATGGTAATACTCGTTTTCCTGGATAACCATTAACAACCTCACGAAGTTCTAACATAACAGGAATTTTTGTATCTTTAGTAGCAAAGAATACATCAACTTTAGATAAGAAACACCCACCCTTAACATCAATTAAGAATGTTTGCGCAAGCGGATCCCACCATCCAGTATCTGCTACAACTCGTTCAGATGATTGAATAATAACTTGGTTATCACTCAACTGTTCTTCAACTAACTGTGCATTTCTAACAGAATGTATAGTTGTTTCACGAGTTTCTAAAATACCCTCTGCACGATAATTTGCTCTTGCACGAGATGTGAATAGTCCATCTGCAGTAGTAACATCAACTAATTTTAGTTCACGAGTACCGCAACGGAATCTTATTGATTCTGTATTTGGAATATTAAAGAGTAACTGAACATCACCATTAAAATTAGATACTAAAGGAGTGCCTTGTGCATTAGATGTTAAAGATGTAAATGTACCAGTCGCTAAAGAATTTGAACCAGTAATAATATCAGAAGCGACGAATGTTCCTTGAACATTAACTACATACAAAGAATACGCATTTGATGTAGCGTCTGGATCAAAATCTTTACCAACTACTACTGCAGTCGCAAGAGAAACTGATCCTGTAATAACATCACCACGATTTAAACATACTTGTGAATCACCACTAATTCTTCGAGCAGTTCCAGAAGCACTGCTACCCACATTAACATCAATATTAAAAGCACCACTTGTTGGTGTATAAACTAGTTTAGATGCTGGTGTACAATAAGCAGAAATATCCACACCATCAAAGAATGGATAGAAACGAGTGTTTGGTTTTAACTTTTGAATCTGTATAAGAATGTTTCTTGAACGAATGTACGGAAGAGCAGCAGTAGAAAGAACACGATCTCCAATAATTTGTCTGTCAATTTTTTGCACTAAAGATGTTTTGATACCAGTTCTTGATTGTCCAACTTCAGTTGCAGTAGACTCAACAGTAATCTGACGAGCATTACCCCAGCCAACACCACCGAATTTTGCATTGGCTTCTGCTTGTGATAAACGAACATCACCAAAACCAGAAGCCCATTCTCTACCAAATGTATATTTAATATTACTATTAGTAGAAGCACCAGACCACTGAGTTTGCCACGCATTCCATATTGTTCCCAATACACCAGATTTTTCGGCAATATTTTTTACAGTAGTAAAGTTACCTTCAACATCGATAACTAAATCTGGGCGACGATCAATCTCAAACCAATCATCAGATGATGGATTAATTTTAACATCACCGAGGAAAGTGAATACAGCAAATGGGTTAATATTTTCTAAACGAGAAGCATATGGTTGATCAATTATTTTAACATGTGGTACAGTTGTGTTTAGAGGTAATGTAATAACATCACCATACAATTTGTAATTAGCACTAGTTCTTTGAGAATCAATATTATTTTTCTCTAATAAATTTATGTTGTTCATTGAATAGAATGGGCGCAGTTCAGCGTTTTCCATATCAATGGAGCACATATAATCTGGAGATAATGTATCACCAGTAGCGTGTCCTGTAAATCCGTCTACGATAAATCCATTTTTAAATCTAGTATTACCAGTAGAATCTACAATGTTTAATGATTCTGTTTGTTGTTCTAGTAATGATAGAGATGTATAATACTCAAGATTGTCAATTCTTTTTTCTAGTTTACCGATATCACGCATAGTGTATCGTTTGTTATCAATTCTATTAATTTGAACATTATTACTATTAGTTCCAAATGTGTATGGTTCTAAAGTCAATGTATATAAAACTAATCCAAGAGTAGGATCTAGTGGTTCACCTGGATTTAATGATGACACACCATCAATCGGGAAAAATTCACCAGCAAAGTCTACCGCAATTTTAGTTTTTCTAGAAAGATAGTATGAATAATGAGTGATAAAATCAATACCTCTTTTAGGTACTAATGTGTTTGTAGAGCTAAATGTTAATCCACTATCAGCAATAATTGGTCTAAAATCTACACAGTCTCTTAAAGACACACCCATAAATGATGGGATATTTGTGTAACTAACTTGCCCTGCAACATAAGAGTCAACAGTACAATAGTCGCCAGCATCATGCGTAAAGTAATCAAATGTTACTTCAATTGGTGCTTCTGGTGGGGCATAAGAATTCTTAAGAACTAATCTGGCTAGATCATAGTGAGTGTGTCTTTGTCCGTTATCCCAGTCATAACGATCTGAAATATCAATAGTGTATCCACCAGTTGGAGCAGAGAATGTTCCGCTTCTCATTTTAACAGAGACTAGTCGATATCCATCTGCCTTACCCAATAGTACTTCTGTAGCCTGTGCTTCACCTTGTGCAGTGAATGTTGCGACAGCTGATGGAACTAGCGTTTTAGTTTTTCTAGTGACATTGGCACCAGTTTTGTTAATTGCACAAATAAGCGTAATGTTATTACTACTAGATACACCACCAGTAAATGATACTGTGATAGATACAGTTCCAGTACCAGTAATACTATACTGAGATGTAGAAAGAACTGTACCAGTACTAGAGTTAACAATAATGTAGTTATCAGTGTCTGCAGTTGATGCGAATGTTGCGCCACTATTAACTGTAAATGTTAGAGAAGAACCAGTATATGTCGATGAAAATCTTTGGTATACTGTGTAGTTAGAAATTGTAGAACCATCTGCAGCTTTTACAGATTTAATTGCAAATTGAGGTAACTGATACACCAATGATGTAGATTCTGGTTCAATAATCTTAGTAGATAATCTATCCGCAGTTTTATCTACGATAGTAATTGAAGAATCTACTTCCATTTGATCTTGTGCTGTCACAGCAATAACTCTGCGTTGAGTTCCACCGAAAGAAACAATATCACCAGCAATAAAATCTGTCTGGAATGTTGTACCAGAACCTTTAATGAAAACACCTGCTGCTGGAGTTGTAGAACCGCTGGTTGCTACAGAAGTTCCAGAACCACGAGTTATAGTTAATATCGGATTAATATCTGCACTGAAACTTGTAGCAGCAGAACCACCACTAAAGAAGAACGATTTTACTTTACGGTTAAAGTCAAAGTTACCATTCATCTTAACATCGAATAAAGATAGTTTATAGATGGCTGTTGCAGATCCTGGATTAGAACCACTGTCCCATTCAATAAAACGAACTCGTGCAGTTCCAACTGCAGTTGCTCCACTTGGTGCAGTACCGCCAGTAACAACTGGTCTATCATACAATGTAACAGAAGAATAATCTCCGATCGGAGGAGCACCCCAGAGATTGGTAATTGTTGCATAGTTACCAACAGTAGTTTGTAATGCCTGAGAAGTTACTTGAATACTTTCTCTGGCTTTTTCTACTGTCACATAACTGGTTGATGGTTTTTCAATTTCATAACCTTGAACATACGCTTTTCCAGGCTCTAAACCAATTGCCAATTTTTTTTCGTTGAGTAGGTTAGCTGCTACATCTTGAGCATCAGATGGTGCAAATACACCACGATTATAGAATGGTGACGAATTCCATTCCCATGTAACACCTGTTCCTGAACCATCTTGAGCAACACCAGATGTGTGGATAGGACCAGGAGTTGCTGCGCCATTATTAACAGATTGTGCATTATCTTTAGCAACATAAGTGTTGCCATTATTTGTAACAACATCACCTGTTATGTAATATTTTGCAGCTGCCCATGCACCACGATTATTGTTTCTATATTCACGAACATCGATTTCAAAATTCTTAACAGTATAATTACCAGACTCATCATAAGTTCGGTGAGCAAATTCTTGTTGCAGGATAGAATATTCTGTTCGGTTTGTACCACGCTGGATGGCACCATCGCCAGTTCTAATTAACTCAATAAAGTCAATATCAATGACGCTATCCAATGAAAATTTAGTTAGCGTTGCAGCAATAGAATAACGATGCGCACCTGGAGCAGCATAGTTAAATGAATTCTGTGCGTTATCGAATAGAGTTTCGTCTTCTTCAGAAGTTAGAATAGATTCAGTTGCAACAAGACCAATACGATATGTTGGAGTATTGCTATATTTGTCTAAAATAATTATCTGTGGCTCAACTAGAACAAAGTGCCCTTTAATGTAATAAACACCAAGTTTGATTTCTGCAATAGAACCAACACCAACTGGAGAAGATGCTAATGCTTGTACTGAACTAATTTCTGTATCTACATCAGTTAAAATATCTGATGCTGCAAACACTTTGCTAGTTCCAGTGCTACCAGAATTTTTATATTTTACAAATAAGGTAGGAGGATCACCAGCTTGTGATGCAGAATAATGGGTAACTTGTGCTTGCAAGCCATCCGCATTTTGAATAACTTTACCAACATAAGATGCTACGACAGTATCTGCTTGGATAGAATTATAAGAAGATTCTAATTTAACATATCCGATAGTAGTATCAATAGAAGAATTACCTGGAATAACCATGGCTCCTTCTTTGAATACATGAGATCCAAAACGAGTGATTTGTTTTTGCAGAATAGTCTGCATTTGAGTAAGTTCTCTCGCCTGAACAGCAAATGTTGGGCGATACAAGATTTTATAAAACTTCTTAGTTTCGTCAAAATCGTCGTAGTAAGGTTCAGTATTAAAGTCGATGGCCATTGTTTTAATCTTCTCT